GCATACAATCCCTGTTTTAAAATCTTTTCTTACACGATGCAACCCATCAACAACTTTATCAACGCAACCGCTGCGGTGGTTAAATATATTGACGGTCAGATCTGGGCCAAAACACACTTACGTCTAGACATACTAGACATTCAAAAGGTCGGCAAGACTAAACATGATGTCCAGAAGGACAACAAAATATTTGATACACCCGAAACCGCTAAACGGGCAGGGTGTGACCAGGATGGTTTGAAAAACCGTGAAAAGCCCTGGACAATAAGTGCTATGGCGGAGCAGATGAGACAAACTGCAGTTAGCATGGCTAAAGGTACCATATACGGTATCAAACAGAGTATTTTAGTCGGGCCAAATCAACAATCGGTGTTTGGCCTGAACAAAGCTTGCCTAAACACGGATGGTACCCCATCATACGTGGCAGTCCTTAAGATGCTACGTGAAATAAGTACCTCAACAGATTTGAAGGAGCAACGCTTGAATAAGTATTTTGATTCAGTTATTACTAATAGATTCTACGATAACTCCATGTCCCTGCTGTTCGTATTTTACCAATATATAGCAAAACTAGATATGGTAGAAAAGAACACGCAGTATAACCACAAAATCAAGCTCAGGTTGGAATTGGTAAAAGAGATTGTCGAAGCAGCCAATCAAACTCAAAAAGTTGATAAGTTATGTGAGTATATAAGAACAGTAGACACAGCTGTGGGCATAACCAAATATGATAGAGATATCTACCATTGGATACGCGAACTAGACAACTGGGTCGATGGTGTACCTGCGGCATTATATGATAACCCACAAGACATGACAGAAGCTCAAAAAGAACAGTACAGCTTTATAAAGGACATAAAAGTTTGGAAGATGTATACTTATGATGATGGACATTCAAGTAGTGGCCAACATTTTGGTGATCATATGGGCTTCGTCAACGGACTTTTTAAGATACCAGCAGACCTATTTAAGACGACGACATCAGATGAGCTTATATTAACGCCAGTTAACAGATTAGTGCCAGATAATGATGTAGAGTTAGCCGATTTAAACCGCTATCATGGTGTCATGAACTTAGATGGCTTTACGATGAAAGAAGTAGCTATATTAAATAAAATGATGAACGGGAATCTACGTAATACGCCATTTTTAATAGATCAAGACGTAGACTTAGGTTTATCCGAACAAAAAATTAGGTATATTAAAATCTCCGACGACTTAAACATACAATTTGATTTTAACGTGGCAGAGCTTAAAACAGTCTTGTTCAAATACATTCGGAACCATAGGGTTCATGAAGATGCGTATGAAGCCAGACAGCAAATGCGCTACTGGCTGGCACAACCCGGGTGTGAGACTGTTGAAGCACATTGGTGGTCACACTTGACAAGGCGGCTAGTACTACCTAGACCTGGATTTATGAGAGCGGCTGTCCCGCAGATGTTGTCTGGTGAGGGTATTGCGACCACGTTGGATGCATTAAACCAATACAAGAGGGACACAAACGATTTCTTCTTACCAGTATTTGAATCCTTGTTTGCCACAACGTGCTGGTATTGGGGCGAGTATTTGTTGATACATAATACAAAAAATATGTACGGTCTGTTGCGTAATCTTAAGACACCAAACAACTATGAACTGCAGGACAAAGAGAGGGCGGACGCCTTGTATTCAGCGGTGACTGGTTTGCCAGTTAAGAAGTGTTTATATGATCAAGTTTCCACTTTTGTATTAGGCGGTATCGAATCGTACTATGGTATTACTGTCAGGTTCGGTCGACTGGACTTACCGCACATGGAGGATTTGGGGTACGCACTAGTTAACGGCAGATTAAGTTATGGGAAGGTGGTAACTCCAGGATGCACACCTCTGATAGTTGGCTTATCTGGCAGTCTAATGTTAGGGACACCATATGCGGCAGTGTTCACTATAAATGCTGCAGTAGGCAAGGATGAGTATGGGATAGCCAGAACAGCTTATAATTACAATGACTTATGGGGAATGGGTGTCCTAGCTAGATGGAACGGGTATAATCTACACTATCAACACCCCAAAACCGATACAGCACATAGAATTTATGCTGCAAATGACGTTTCCATTGCTCTACCTCCGGTACCTCCATATAAGATGAAAACAGCACAGTCATATAGATATTTGAATATGTCTCAACGTGAGAGATGCTTTGGTGCAGACCACGAGTGGGCAGTAGACTGTGATATGATACTAACTTGGACACGCAGGAGCTCCCAATTATTAGAGGAAGCACGTTGGAACGCACCATACGCCACTGCTAGTGAGCCCACTTATAACATTCCAAACACCCTTGTTACCGTGCCTGAGCTAGTAAAACAATACCAGGGCATGATTACAGCTGATTACGATTATATAACGTCGGGTTTTCGGCTCATCCAAACCCAAGCAGGCGTGGCAATGCCAGGCGAACGCAAGGAGTTAGACTCATTAGTAGCACCACCGGAAGAGCCACCGCCGATACCGCCAGTAGTAGAAGTGGACAGTGGTCAGAGCTAACAGCTGTGCCATTAGCAGTTAGTGTTGCAGGCAACACAGCTTATCTTTCGGATACTGATAATGGACAATTTCTCTTATTCGATTTGTATATAGGTAAAGGGATCGACGGGTATCGGCCATATTTGTATGGCGAGTACGTGGTAATGATATATGTTAAGTATATTCACAAGCTCAATATAACAGCTATGTACATTAGTAACGATTTAGATTTGAGATACCTCAGTAAACAAGCCACGTTACGGGTATCGAGAATACAGTACGGACCGCAGCTATTTCCTTACGGTATCTGTAATGATCAAGAAATAATTAATTACTTATTTTATGTAACTAACAAAAGTCAAAAGCGTTATACTGGTTATAAAACATACGCAAATTTAGAAAAAATATTTAGTGGTGCAGTAGAACCTATAATAGACAAAGTTTCAGCAAGTCACTTAAGGCACATGTCAATTTATGAACTTAGACAGTTCGGGTTAGAATATTTTCGGAAAAATGTTGAATTTGCATTGCCGTTATTGGATAAGATAGCTGCGTACGGGATACGAGAGAGTTTTTTAGTTGGAGTGTTAATTTGGTGTTGTTCATTGAGTAAAGTCAACCGACAGTTGATGCATAAGAGTGGTATTTGGCTATGGGATATAACTAGCGAAACAGACTTTTATACTAGAATTAAGAAGGACTTTAGTCAGCGACTCAAAGCAGTGCAAAATTTACTCGAAGTGGACATGACACAATTTTTTGAAATGGAGGTTCTAGTTAATAGAGGTGTCGGGACAGTAGACTGGGAGGCAGAAAGGCTGCACAGGGTGCGACCTAATACATGTAACATAAATGCTGGCATTATTTATAGAGAAGCTACTAATTTATTTCAAAGGTTACTATCACTGAACAGTAAGCCACAGAAGTCGTCTTGGGATAGTTATTGGGCTGGTCGGTGGCAGTGGTCTCCCACAGGGGCTTACCACTCTCAGTATGATAGTGATAATCAGTACAAAGCCAAATCACGTTTATTAAGACACAAGTTCTTTGCCTTTAATAGAATGCCGGACATATCTTTCGAAGAGATGATTAGTAGAAAACCAGAAATAGTAGCCTGGCCCTCGGTGAAATGCGAGTGGGGTAAGCAAAGAGCTATCTATGGGGTTGATGCAACTAGTTTTATAATTAGTGGCTATGGGTTTGCTGGATGTGAAGAGGCACTGAGTGCTCTCTTCCCAATTGGACCCGCTGCTACAGAGGATAATGTAAGTAAAACAGTTAATGAGGTGTTAAGGAATGGAGTTCCTTATTGTTTTGATTACGAAGATTTCAATTCGCAACACACACACGATAGTATGCAAGCAGTGCTTACGGCATACCGCGAAGTATTTAAAACTAAACTGTACAGGGAGCAGATTGAAGCCATTGATTGGACTATATTATCAATACATAATAGTAGAATATTGGCTGAGAGTGGTGATTATACCACTCGCGGCACATTATTGTCAGGATGGCGTCTTACGAGCTTCGTCAACACTATACTTAATTATATATATGCACAGGTGGCATTACAGGGAACTGGGATGGTTTCTACGCATAACGGAGATGATGTCCTGGCTGGCGTCTCAACGTATAAGCAAGTGCAACAATTGCAGAAGGGTGCAGCTATGTACAATATAAGATTTCAAAAGTCAAAATGTTATCTGGGAGCTATAGCTGAATTTTTACGTGTTGACCACAGGGTCGGGACTGGTGCCCAATATTTAGCCAGAGGAGTTTCAACATTTGTACACGGACCAACAGAAGCAACTATACCTAATGACCTTTGCAGCGTATTGTCTTCTATAAAGACTAGGGCCCAAGAGTTAGTGGATAGAGGTGCCTATGTAGAGATAGTAAGATATTGCAAAATGTTACAGCACAAGCACTTATGTAAATTATGGAATGTATCCTTAGAAGAAATTAGTATTATAGAACGAACACATGTGTCATTAGGAGGGCTGAATACAAGTATAGTCCCAGGTGGGCTAGTTTATAGAATAGAGAGAGTACAACAACGTTACCTGACTGACGAGGATAGTCTTGATGACGCGAAAGCTGATTTACCAGGAGTACATGCTTACGCCAGGAAGCTAACGAGACGTTTAATAGACAATAAATACTATACGCACATTGTAAGCGCAGCGCGCAAAGCCATACTAGCAGCTTCAGTCGCAGTGAAGTTCGGGGTTAAGCTCATTAAAATTGAGTTACCTGATCACTGCATTGAAATGAACGCTCAACAGTATGGTATGTACAAACATGAAAGTTTGGGGATT